AAAGAAACGGGGCAAAAGAAAAACACTCTGGAGAATCTGGGCAAAGTCATTAGGAGAAAAGGCATCCAAGTGTGACAGAGAATCTGACATCATTGCAGTCGTAAGAACTTTAATCTTTCTAACCTATTTGTCTACTAATGTTTTTATCGTCTCTGGAGTAATAAGACACTGGAACGATGTGAACTACTCCAATCAGATAAATACTAAAAACAGTCTGATAAAATAAGGAAATAAGATGTTTGGTGATCTTTCTGAATTCTTTAATCTGATTGAAGAGGGAAAAAATCAAAAACGAGTAGAGGTTGAATCCCTAGTCGGTGATCTTGACATCAAGGCTGTCTTTACTGAAGCTTATAAACCAAAGAATAAAAATAAAAAAGTTGAAGAGATCATTCAGGAACAAAAAGAACAAAATGAAGTTATAGAACAACAGAAACAGGTAGAAGAGGAACGAAAGGATAAGCAAAATCAATTGTTCTTTCCTCTAACCGAACAAGAAAGACTTCAGTTAAAACAACCTCAAAGTCCCCCTTCACCCCAACAAGATTATGTAACTCAAAAGGATCTTGCCGATCACTACAGAAGTTTTCTGGGAAGAGTTCAGAGAGAAATTCAAACCTTCAGTGGAAGTGGTGAAACTCGTCTTGAGTTCTTAGACGACACTTCTTTCTCCAACATCTCAAATCACGATGTAATTACTTATCATCAGGATGCTGGTGATTATGGTGCATGGGTGAATGATCCTGGTGTTCAGAGAGTTGTTCTTGAAGTTAGAAATAACAGTGGATCTGATATCTCTGCCGGTACTCCAGTATATCAAACTGGATATAACTCTGGATTAAATCGTTTGAATATTGCTCCATCTGATGCTTCCATTGAATCCACAATGCCAGCAAAGGGTCTTGTTTATCGGGACATTGCAAACAATGAAACTGGATTTATTATTGTATCTGGTGAAGTTGATTCGGTAAATACATCTTCCTTTAATCTAAAGGATGAACTTTATGTTGCCTCTGGCGGAGGATTAACAACAATCAGACCCACTGGAGCAACAGATAAAGTTCAAAAGATTGGTGTTGTAATTAAAAAAAGTAATAATGGATCTATCTTAGTTCAGGGTGCAGGTAGATCGAATGATGTTCCCAATACCATCAGTATTGCTTCTTCTGTAACAGCTTCCGCATTCTATCTGACCACTGGAGCTTCTATTGGTGGCACAGTATTTGACCAATACTACTCCACAAATCCTGGAGTAGCAACTACAACATACACTCTTACATCTTCAGATTACTATGTCGGTATAAATACAACGAACGCAGTAACTGTAACTATACCCGCATCTCTAAATGATGGAAAGGTTTATGTGATTAAAGACGAAAGTGGTGAAGCTGGTAATGGTTTGAATAGAAACATTACTATCACCCCATCTGGAGGAGAAACTGTAGATGGTCAATCAACGGCTGTCATTGATCAAAATTACGGAAGTTTAACTATCATAAAAGCCACTACCAATTGGAGCATAATCTAACCAATGTCTTAGTGTTCACATCAATTGCTCCACCAGACGACGGATCCACCATCAATTTAATTGATTATAATCTTGATCTCAATCCTGGAGAGTCAATGTCGATCACATCTCGATGTGCCGCAACTTCCGGACCTTCAGTGGCTATGACCTGGGTTCAAATTTGACATAGGACCAAGTATCAAGTAAGATAGGAAAACAGTTCCATCCACTATGATCACATCAGATACCTGTTACAAACTGGCAGAGATAGTTCGTGATACTTGGCCACAAATCTATAGGCCTACAGTGATTGAAGCATCTAATGTGAAGGAAGGTGGATGTTTTCCAAGAAGAATGCAACTTAAAGACGCCTCAGTTAAAGAATAAATAACATTTCAACTTATACATTCCTATGAACTTCATAATCTACTCCAAGAACGGATGCCCATATTGCACAAAGATGGAGCAAGTTCTTTCTCATATAGGAGTACAGTATTCTACATATAAGTTAAACCGAGACTTTACTACGGATCAGTTTTATGATAAGTTTGGATATGGAACCACATTTCCACAAGTTTTGGTAAATGATGAGCACCTAGGGGGATGCATTGATACGGTTCAGTACCTAAAAGAAAAGAATCTTGTATAATGGACACGACTTTTAGTGAAGTTTATTATGATGTTGAAAGATCAATCGACTATGCCTTTAGGGGAAAATTTGTTTTAAAATTTTATGACTACCTGAAGGTTAGAAAATCAACCGGAGTTCAAGTAGAAGAATTTCTTAAGAGTAAAATCGTTGATGAAATTCGTGATATTGTAAATGAACTGGAAGATTACATTATCGGTGGATCTGATGAAATTCATAAGCAACTTCGTGAAGCTTATGGTTATATCTCAAAACCACAGGCGAGAAAAATAAAAACCTATTTGAATAACATTCTAGAAGACGCCTGTAAATACGCCAATGAAAAAAAACGGAGAGGACGAAAAATCAAAACTAAATAATATGGGTCCCGAAATCAATCGGGGTGTGGAATTATTGTTAAGAAAAAGGAGAAAGAAACCAGAAGTTCCAAAAATTTTTCAAGTGAAATTTGGAAAAATTATTTCTTTCTTCAAACAAGAGATAGATTTTTTCTTTGAATTTCATTTGGATATTCGTAAGAAAAATTAACTCTTAGGAGAAAGCAAATGGAATTTGCAACACCGTACATTCTTTTCTTTTGTGGTACTGGGATCATTGGTTCCTTTTTCATCGGTCTTATGGTAGGATGGTTTGGAAATGATCTCACATGTGCTTTCTTGAATAAGAATAAATTCAATATGCATCCAGAATTCCTGGATGAGAATGGGAATATTATTCCTGACGAAATCCTTGCAGTACGATTTGAAAACGACTATGACTTTGGCGAAGAAGACGACATCGACGACTAGATCAAAAAACACAACTGGAAAGACTACAACTCCTAGAGTAACTAAACCAAAACCAGTTCAAAAACTTCCACCAAATCCATTTATGAATGAGATTTTGGAACTGGTTTGTAGCCAAAAGACTAAAGAAGATAAGATTCGAGTTCTAAAAGAATATCAAACTCCAGCTCTGATGAGTTTGTTTATTTGGAACTATGATGACTCTGTGATTTCAGTTCTTCCTGAGGGTGAAGTTCCATATCAACCTAACGAAAGTCCTCTTGGGGTAGATCATTCATCCCTAAGAAAAGATTATAGAAATCTTTATAACTTTGTAAAGGGTGGAAATGATTCCCTTTCAAAGGTTCGTAGAGAGACCATCTTCATTCAAATTTTGGAATCTCTTCATCCAAGTGAAGCTGAAATTTTAATTCTTGTGAAGGATAAGAAACTGGAAACAAAATATCCAGTAGGATTTGATGTAGTTCAAGAAGCATATCCCGAAATCAAATGGGGAGGGCGTTCGTGAGTGTAGTTCTGGAGAAAGAAATGTCAGAATCTAGAGGTGAAAATTTCAAACGACTTCCTCGGGAATATGGTTGTGAAATTATCTTTGAGAAATCAAACATGGATCAAGCTAAGGATCCATCTCTTCCAAATGATGCATACTTGATTTGGTATAATGTAGATGGTGAAACCTATATGGATGTAACCAGGACCAAAAAAAGGGTGGATCTATTTGATCTGTACTATGATAGGTATGGGCCAGGATCAGTTCAGAAAATTGATTTTGGATATGGAAGAACAAATCCCAAACTATGGGGATACAAACCACCTGAAGATCAAAAGAAAAAAAGACGATGAGTGAAGGATTTAGTGAAGAAAAGATTGAGGTATCAATCAATAAAGATGAAGTGAGAAGTCTTCTTAAGAAATACAAGAAGATTAAAAAATATATGAGATCCCCATTGTATAGTGTAAAGAAGATGGACGGGACAGAAAGAATCGTCAATGACCTTTTAAACGATAACTATAATGGGTAAATATATTCATCAATATTCGGAGAAAAATTATGCTTTCCACACGGTATCGTCTTCGACTTGAAGCTATTTGTGAAAGAATTATTCTGGGAGAATCTGTAGAATTATCTGAGATGATTTGGGCAGAAAAACTTGCCAAATCAAATCGTTCGGCTGCTACATTATTGCGTCAGGCAAGACGGAAATCCGAAAATCCAAACATGAATGAGATGGATGATTTTCTCAATCAACTGGACATTGGAGGCCTTGGTAATGAACGTTTTGGTAAAAGAAGTTTTGATAGTATTGATGATATGATAGATTGGTGGACGGAAGAACGTCCAGATGACTGGAGGCAAAGGGACTAATGAGTGAAGTTCAATTTAAAAAACATAGGGTATTTCGTGAAACAGAATCTGTTGTATTTTACGATATTTCTGTAGAAAACTGTAATGCACAAGATCTTGTGTGCCATTCTGGACCAGCAATATCTCCACCAGATGATATTGTTGGAGCAAAACAATTCTATATTCACAAACAACAAGTAGATCACAATAGGGTTTTATCTGGAGTTCGTGTATTTGAGTTGGTAAATCTGAAATGGAAATACCCATACCATGTGGTACATCTAAATCGTAGTTCCGGAGCTTTGGTAATTCCTAAGTTCACTTATCACCGTTCGTATTCTGGAGAAGATGGGTCAATACTCATCAACCAATCTATTCGAGACGCTGACTTTGATGTTGATACTGAGTTTATTCCAGTATCAGCTGCAAAAGATCCGGATCTCTATCACATTCTCTCTCACGAAAAACCAGTCATTCACAATCTAGGCGAATAATGACATACGAAGAGTTCTTAAATACATCAACATCGTTTAAAAAAGATATTTCCCAAGTTGTAGAAATTAAAATTCGACACGGACTCGAATTTACAGAAAATGAAAAGAAGATTAATCAATATATTCTTAGATACGATGAAGAGTCTAAGCTAAGCAGTCTTCGGGGACATTTTGAAAAGTGTCTGAGGATCAAATAGAAGTTAATAATTCGATACAGTTCGTCATGAACATATTTGAATTGTGGTCTAGATCAGATAAATATTGATATCGGGATTTTTTAAAATCCCACCGACGTTCATCCTATGATTAAATCACTTTTGCTTCTATCATGGGTGCCATTTTTTCCATTTACTGCATTTTATTCTATTAAAAATACCAACCTAATGACAATAAGTTGTGATGCAGCTTGGGAATTAATGGACATCGTTAAAAACGGTGATGTAGTACCACAAAGGACGGAAGATAGGTTACTGTTGGAGCTTAGAAAGGATTTTATTAAAAAATGTTAAATTTGAATAGGACGGAAGTAGGCCGGTGAAATGCCGACTGAAGGAACGCTCTTTAATTGCAAAACTAAGGAGATCCTCTAATGTCTAAAGTTGTATATCGTGGTGTAGAGTATGATACAAGTCAACGACCAAATCAAAACATTCAGCCATCAGCTCATGTAGAGATTTATCGTGGAGTGATGTTTTATGTTGACGATGAAGGTAGAAAGATTCCGATGATTCGGAGAAAGAATCCGTGATAATAATTCTACAAATATGTTTGGCTTCCATCGCCTTTATAAGCTTAATTGTATCCGAGGTTATTTTATTGGATAAACTATAATGTCTATGAGGGTTGACACCCTCATTTTTTTTAACTATAATATTTTTATCAATACTTATCAGGATGGACAAAGAAAGACTAAAATTAATTGTAAGGAATCTGGAATCTCTTGTTGATTGCCTAAAGTCAGAAATCTATTCTGACACAGATTCTTATATGAATTATGAGAATACTGTTTCTCATATTACAGACTATGATGAAATCTTTGAGGATAGTGATTTAGATGAATACAAATGAATGTGATACTATGAAACCCGAAGTAAAACTTATTAGCGTTACTCCAGATGCAGAAAAGCATATGGCTTATTGTGCAAGAGTGAGTAACCCATCTAATCAAGAGAACGAAAACTTCTCCGGGCTACTTAAGTATTGTATTAATCATCAACACTGGTCAATCTTTGAACAGGCCAGTATGACTGTTGAGATTAATACAACTCGTGGTATTGCCGCTCAGATTTTACGTCATCGGTCCTTCACATTCCAAGAGTTTTCTCAGAGGTATGCTGATACAAATCTCCTGAACAAAACAATTCCTCTTCCAGAACTTCGTCGTCAGGATACCAAAAACCGGCAGAATTCTATTGATGACATTCCTGATTATTTGAAACTCACCTTGAATGAGGAGATTCGGACGTATTTTGAACGTGGTATGGGACTCTACAATCGTCTCCTAGAGGCTGGAGTAGCAAAGGAGTGTGCTAGGTTCGTTCTTCCCCTGGCGACCCCCACAAGACTCTACATGACCGGTTCTTTGAGGTCTTGGATCACATACATCGCCCTTCGTGAAAAGAACGGAACACAACGGGAACACATGGACATCGCCAAACTCTGTAAGGAAGTGTTCTGTGAACAGTTTCCAACTACCTCAGAAGCCCTAGGAGGGGTTGATGTTGAATGGAAACTATGATAGATTATTGGGGAACCCTAACTAAATATTCACATACAATTCAATACTACTGATGCCAACTTATAGATTTGAAGATACCCTAACTGGGGAAGTGTTTGAAAAGTGGATGTATATGTCGGAAAAGGAAGGATACCTTAAAGAAAATCCACATCTAAAACCTCTGATTCCGACACAGATGAACGTTGGAGAAGTTGGTGACTGGGCAAATAAACTAGTTTCCAAACATCCAGGATGGAACGATGTCCTTCACAGAGCATCTAAGATGCCTGGAGCAAGAGTAAAACCGATTACATAATTGTATGACAAAAAAACGAGTGTCTAATCCAGTACCATTTGGTATGAGCAATAGGATCATGCAGAGAAAGAAGCCGATCAATCTTGAGTTCATGAAGAAGATTGAACCATTGACGGACAATCAAGAAAAACTTTATGAGGGATATAAGTTACAACAAAATATAGTAGCTTATGGAGTTGCTGGCACAGGAAAAACATTTATTACTCTCTACAATGCTCTTTGTGATGTTCTAAATGAAAGGACTCCATACGAGAAAATTTATCTAGTTAGATCTCTTGTTGCTACGAGAGAGATTGGATTCCTTCCCGGAGATCATGAGGATAAGTCCTCTCTCTATCAGATTCCTTATAAGAACATGGTCAAATACATGTTCGAGATGCCTGATGATGCTTCATTTGAGATGCTCTATGGAAATCTCAAAACTCAGGGTACTATTAGTTTCTGGAGCACTTCTTTTATTCGGGGAACTACTCTG